AGTGCTATGCGTTGCTCACTCCCGCGCTTGTGGGCCATGATCTGAGTCAGGAACACCAGCACTTCGGAGTAGGGCAGCTCTGGCGGAAGGTCGAACAGGACGAGCCGGTTGAGCGTGATGATAGGGCTCAGGGTCATCGTGTCGAACACGAAGTCAAGCGTGGTGTCCACCACGGGAGGACCGCTCGGACTGACCTCCAGGAGCATCCCCACTGTACCAGTCTGCGGCCCGAAGGTAGCTGGCAGGCTCGGCATGTTCAGCAGCTCAACCCCGGCACCAGCATTGTTGATGAATGCCACCCACGTGTGGGTCTCGCGCCGGTAGGCCGAGTACACGTTGACCGCGACCTGCTGCGTGGTCAGGACGTTCCCGAACTCGAAGAGGCTGGGCTCCACATGGAACTTCTCGAACCAGTCGAAGGCGTACGTGCTCTTGTCCACAATCTCCGCCGCATAGGTCGCGTGAACGCTGTCCACGTATTCCTGGATGTAGACCAAGTTGTAGCCAAAGCGCTGAGGCACATCCTCGAAGACCTCCGGACTGTTGTCGGGGAGGTTGGTCTGGCGGACTCTGTCATGCTGGGCAGAGATCCAGGAAGGGCCTCCGACGATCGCGCCGGATCCTCCCACGATACTGCCCGCATAGGTTGCCATGCATCAGGCCGAAGTGTTGTAGGCGTAACCCTGGAAGGCCGTGTTGCCAGCGCCCGCAGCCTCGTTGCGTCGGACTGTGGGGAAGACGCGCCAGGTGTCCGCCCCAAGGACGAAGGTGTCGCGCGGGGCGAAGTACCGCAGATGGACCGATCTCACATCCCTCATGAAGCCGAGGAGGTAGATGTGGAACGGGCTGGCAGCCTTGTCCACGTAGAAGACCGAGATGGGGATGGTGGGGGCGAGTCCAGATGTGTTACCTGCGGGGAGCCATGCGAGGCTTGCCGCGATTGGCCCGCTGCGCGTCCCCCCGATGCATGTGGCCCGAGCGTTGCCTGCCGTGTCCGTCAGCTCCGTGAACGTCCGGGTGCCCCAGACGTTGGCCCAGACGACAGAGCCCGCGAGACCCGGTGCGCCTGCAAGCCGCATGGTCGCAGCTCGATCCTGCATGGCGTTGGCCGTAGTGGTGAGGCTGGATCCGCCATCGAGCAGGATTCCACTGCCAGTCTGGACTGGTCCCGAGAGTGCCACGCCCACCTGACCGTAGGCGTACTCGCCCCCCGTCATCGTGTCCCAGTCCGCGAACTTCTCCAGGTTCCCGCAACCGAAGTGCCTGAACTCGTCCGTCTGGATCTCCACCACCACATGGAGGTAGTTCCCACCCGAGTCCGAGTAGAACCAGTAGTTGGGCATGGCAGTGTTGCCCACCAGCTCGATGCATCGCTCCCCCGTCAGCTGTGATTCAGCCGTGCCTGTGTCCGTGTTGTAGCCGTTCCCCGAGTCTCCGGGGTGAGTGCCGGATCGGTTGCCGCCAGTGTAGCCGGTAGACTGGTACATGGCTATGGTGTTGGGAGTCGCGGTGTTCCAGCGAAACTGGACGAACAGGTTGCCCTTGTGGATGGCGCACTGTCTGCCGGATGAGACCGTGCCAATGCTCTCATCCACCGTCCATCCCGAGACGGTTGCCACCCACGTGAGGAACTTGCTCATCAGGTCTTCGAGGCCTGTGGCACTGCCGGTAGTCTCCGCCATGTGTCAGTCCTGTCTGATGGCCATGAAGCCGTCGATCTGCTGGTATGACCCGTTGGGGAACACGTAGAACTTGTTGCCCGAGCCATCGTCCAATTGGTCCTCTGGGGTGATCAGCGTCGAACCTGCTGCGCTCACGAAGTACACGCCATCCAGCTCGCCTGCAAGGTCCACATCAGGATCGTTGGAGAGGACCAGTGTCAGCGGGACCATCATGCGTTTGGCACCCAGGGAACCGGAATCGGGAGTCGGGCGCAGCTCGAAGTCCGCAGCCGCGAATGTGCTACGCTGGATGATGTTCCCCCATTGAACTCCAATGGCGTTGTTGTCAATGGTGATCTGAACGTCTGGTCCAGAGGTGGGGTCGGTCTTGCCGAAGGGGTAGAGCACATAGTCTTGTGTGCCACCGCGAGTCGTGGCTGCGACCGATGACATGCCGGAATTGATCACACTCTTCCAGGATCCGTCGTTGTGCCAGTACTGGCCGGGACCGAATCGACCAGTGATCCCAATGAGCTGTCCTATGCCAGAGTAGGGAAATGCCGGGGCAACATCGTTCCACGAGGGCGTGTCAGCGTTGGTGCACCCAGCGATGAACAAAGGGTAGGGGAACTCCGCGTTGCTGCCAAACGGATTCAGAAGACCAGCGTACAGGGTCGAGTAGCGCGGGGTGGTGATCGTCGCATTGCGCAGCTTCGCCACGGCGATGACGCGCCGGTTGCTCACGTGGAACCAATAGTCCATGTCGAAGGCATCCGAACCCTTCGCCAAGAAGATAGTGCCGCCCGTCGTGGGCACCGATCCATCGACAGAGGAGACCCCGGGTGAGAGATCGGGCTGTTGGTACCAGGGCAGACCGCCGTTGTAGGAAGTCATCCCGAGCACCACCCAGTTCTTCGCGGTCTGGGCACCAGTCACACGAGTGTAGGAGCGGAATCCGATGAACACGTCATTGGTCGTCTCTTGGAAGAACACCACGCGCTCGGTCGAGCCATCCAGGGTCGCATCGTCCTTGATCTTGACCCAGTTAGAGACCTCCATCGTCATGTCGAAGGTCGCACCTGTGCCGGAACCCGATGTGCTCCAGCTGGTCGAGGCTGAGAGGTCAGGATCCACGCTGTAGGCGCCCGAGTCGATGATGCGTAGACCAGTGATCGCCCCACCCGAGACCGTAGTGACAAGGAAGGTGGCGGCCCTCGTGAAGGTGCCGTCGGTCAGTGTGACAGTGTCGTTGGCTGCGAAGGACGAGCCTCCTGCATTGATCGCCACTGTGGCCACGTGGTCCCCGAGGATGAACTCCGTCAGAGCCGTCAAGAGCGTGGCGTGATTGTCGGACGTGCCGAAGGAGAGTGCCATCAGCTGAGCTCCCGCTTGATTGCGCTGCGGTTCTTCCGGATCTGGTTCATGATGACCTTTGCACCGCTGTCCGTGTCCATAGCGCTCTGGGCAGCCTCGGGCGAGTCCACGTTGATGACGTTGACAGAGACCTTGGGCGGAGGAGTCGAGACCACGGTGGTGTTGTTCTGTCCGTTGTTCTGGAGGGCCTGAGCGGTTTGACCGGCGGGGGTCACGGAGCCTGGAGCACCGAACTGGACCAGCTCGGGACCCTTCTCCCCGACCAACATGGACTGGTTCGCCTCAAAGCTGCCACCGTGAGCATGTCCGGTGGTGCCTCCAGGGAGGGGAATCGGGATGCCCAGGCCACCGAGGGCGCCGAGTAGGAGCTGTTGTGCGAAGATTTTGGCGAGGTCTGAGAGGATCGAGCGCGCGAAGTCTGCGAAGTCCAGCTTGCCGGTCGTGGCGAAGTCCGCGAGTGCATCGGAGGCCGAGTTGAAGGCATTGACCAGAGCTGCCTCGGCCTGTGCGCCAACATCGTTGACTTGGTCGCTGATCTTCTGTAGGCCGGAGGTGATGCCCTCTCCAAACGTGGTGCCAATCTCCTGATCCTTGGCGTGGAGGTCCGCGAGAGCCTGAGTGTACTCCTGGAGTGTGATCCGGTCGTTGGCGAGGAGGACTCCCAGGGCAGCTGTCTTGTCAATGATCTCCTGCTGCGGACCCTTGATCGACTGGAAGACTTCTTCCTGCAGCTTCTGAGCCTCCGTCAGGGGGTTCAATGCCTCGGTGACCTTGTTGGTCTCATCCGCATAGGTCGCGGCGGAGATCGAGCCCTGGGTGAAGAGGGCATCGAGGGCAGCTTGGCGCTTCGCCAGATCCTCGGCCGGTCCCATCAGTTCCTTCAGCAGTGCAGCCTGAGCCGCGTACTCGGGATTGAGCAGCTTGATCTGCTCCTCCGTGTCTGCCATAGCCTGGGTGTACTGCTCCTGGCTGATCTCGCCCTCCGACAGGAGATTCTGGAGGATGACCTGCTTGTCCGTCAACTCCTGGATAGGCCCAATGAGGTCGCGGAGCACGTTCGCACGTTCGGCCTCGAACTTCGCAGCCTCCTGTTGGGCTACGATTGTCGCCTTGATCTTCTCCAGAGCATCACCACCATCGAATCCAGGCAGGCGGATACCCGACAGGTCCACACCCTTCGCATTGACTGCGAGGTCTGTGACGGCCGAGTTGAACTCGTCCGTGGTGATCTTGTCCTGTTCCAGGAGCGCGTTGAGAGCCGACAGTCCAGCCTCGAACTGCTGCTGCGGACCCCGGATGTTGTCGAGCGCAGCAGCCTGGTCCGCTAGGGCCTGGTTTCGGCGGATCGCGTTCTCGATCGAGGTGCGCTCGTCGGCCGTGACTTTGGACTTGCCCTCGGACTCCTTCTCCAGCTTGGCGACCTCATCCAGGAGCCGCTTCTGAATCTCGCGCTCACGCGAGTTGAGTGACAAGAGAGCGGTCTGCTGCTCGATGCCCTGGACCGTCTTGGCGACTGCCCTGTCCAGCTCCTCCATGGACTTGATCTGGGCCTTGGCATCAGCCGAAGTCCTGACGAGGCCCTTGCGGATCAAGTCCTGCTCCACACCCAGCTTCTCCAACTGAGTGCGGTACTCCTCCGCCATCTTGGCCGCCTGAGTGTTCGACGGATCGTGGGCTAGGACGTTGTTCAGACTCTCCAGGTTCTTCTTGACTCGCTGGATGTCCGCTCCCGTCTTGCCGAACTCGGTCAGCTGGAACTTCTCGCCTGCCTCTGTGGCCTTGAGAATCTCCCTCTCCAAGTCCCCCCACTTGTCCGCGAAGGCGATGACTGCGACTCCCAGAGCTGCCAGCCCAAGCACGAGCACGCCAAAGGGGTTCGCAGCCATGGTGTCGAACAGGAGCTTGAGCTGCGCGATCAGAGCAGGGATGGCAGTCCGAACCAGGTTGGCGAGGATGACAGTGCCCACGATAGTGACTGCAGCGGCCAGGATCTCCAGGTTGTTGGAGAGGAAGATGATGGACGAGGAGACGGCCGCACTGGATCCGGTCGCCTGGTCGAGGGTCCCGATGAACTCCACGATCTGGTTCTTGAGGACCGTGAAGGACTGGGCGATGGTCGGGACGGACTTGGCGAACCGCTCGTTGAGCTCTCCGCGCGCCTTGGCGAATGCCTCCAGGACGATGTCCGCCGTGATCTTCCCCTCTGCCCCTAGCTTGCGCAGCTCTCCACGCGTGATGCCCAGGGACTTGGCGATGACGTCTGCCACAGCGGGAAGCTGTTCGAGGACGGATCGCAGCTCGTCGCCACGGAGGGCACCGGAGGCGAGGCCCTGTGACAGCTGGATCAAGCCTGCCTGGGCCTCGCTCGCGCTCGCGCCCGAGAGGGCCACCGCCTGGTTCAGGCTCTCCGTGAACTGGAGCAACTCCTCTTGAGTCTTCCCCAGGTCCTTCGCTGCGAGCCCCACGCGTGCGTAGACCTCTGCTGTGGCATCGAATGCTTGGCGAGTGCGGTTGGCGATGGCGAAGATTTCACTGGTGACCTTCGCCAGTTCTTCCTGGCCTTCGACCACGGTGCCGAGCCGGTTCCTGACGGTGGTGTAGGCGTCCGCGAGCTGTCCCAATTCACGGATCAGGAGGCCCGCGCTCAGGCCAGCGAAGATCCTGAAGAGGTTCTTCTGAAGGCGGTCCGCAGCGTTCTCCGTCTCCTTGAGCTTCTCCTTGACCTTCGGGATGTTGTTTCCGGGGTCAGGGTCGATGATCACTCTGATGCGGAAGTCGGTCATGGCCTCTTCTGTTGCTGCTTCTCCCGCTGCTCCAGGATCCAGGTCAAGTAGGCCCGGTCAACGCCCAAGATCACGTCAGTGAACAGCTCGATCATATCGGGAGGGAACCCCAACCGGAAGGCGTAGGCAGCAACTTTGCTCTCTGGAATCCGACCAGGGTTGAAGCCAATCGGCCTCTCCGTGTCGAGGATCCAGAAGTGGCGAAGGAAGAACTGTGTGAAGGGGAGGAGCGGCGGTTCATCGAGGAACCAGGCAGGGAGCCGCACCTCACGCTCGATTTTTGCCTCAATCTCGTAGCGCTTCTCATCGAGGAGCAGCTCCCACCTGAGCCGCTCCGTCAGTTTCCCACGATGTCCGCGCGATCCTCGCTGGTCAGCGGCTCATCGTCATCTTCGTCCACCTGCGGACGGAAGTTGTCGATGGTCGAGCAGAAGTCGCGCAGCTCGTTGAACAGATCGTAGGGCAACGCCTCGATGAACGCGGCGCACGCATCAGCGCTGAAGGGAACGGCCGCTCCGTTCACGTCCAGCACACCATCCCAGCTGACCACCACCAGCTTGGGGAACAGCTTGCGATCCTTCGCACGGTTCTCCTCCAGCATCTCGGGCGAGAGGTCACCTGCCTTCAGGCGTCGGAGGTTCTCGCGCGAGCCCTTGAGGATCGCGCGCATGTAGGCCGGGTTGGCCTCGGTCGCGGGTCGGACCGTCAAGCGCGGAGTGCCCTCCAGACGGTAGAACGTGAAGATGGCTGTGCGGTCACGCGGGACTTCCTGCGCGCGCACGTTCGAGAAGTCGAATTGCATGAGTGCTCCTTGTCGAGGTTGTGAGGTTGGGGGTGAACGTCGGCTGGCGAGTGGACCAGCCGACGTTCTGTGTAGCCCCTAGCCTACCCTCACTGGGGGTAGACCGGGAAGAGGCTGATGCTGAGCGAGGTTCCCAGGGTCGGATCCTGAAACGCCTCGCCCTTGAGGTTGATGAGGACCGTCTCGCCCACGGGGAACTCCTTGTCACCCCCACCGAGAGTCAGTGCAGGAATGTCGAATCCCATGGCGCCATCACCGTTCTTGAGCACCCAGTCCATGGAGAGGGTCTCGTTGTTGCGGATGGCCTCGGTCACCTCGACGTTGTCGAACGTGGCCTGAGCCTCGATGTCCACCAGGAAGTTGCCGGTGTTCAGGCCCAGGGCACCCAGCGAGCCGAGGCACTTCTCGGCCGTCACCCCGTTCGCCAGGGTCAGGGTCATGGACTTGAAGCAGGTGGTGAGGCCTTCGTGGTCCACGTTCTCGACGCGGAGGCGTGCGATGTCCGATGCAGTGTTGTAGGCCGTGGTCTCGACCGGCACCACCGGGGTGGAGGCACCCGATGCACGGACGGTCGTGGCCACATCCGTGTCCGTGCCGACGAAGCCGAACGTGACAGTGGTCTTGTCCTGGCCAGGCATGTTGAGGGACATCGTGTCCCCGTAGTTGCCCTCCGCGTACTCGTAGCCGTCCACCCCGACTCCAGCGAGGTCAGGGTAGGCCAGCTCGAACTGGAACGAGCGCGACAGGTAGGAGGCGCTGTCCACGTCCACGTTCCGAAGGAACCGGCCGAACAGGATGTCGATGGCCTGAGTGGTGTTGGCCTCCGTCTGGAGCGCCGTAGCCGCAGGCGTGGTTCGGATCTTGTCCAGACCGAGCGCAGCAGCCGCGATCGACGTGACACGGGCAGCACCGTAGCGGCCCGTGGCGAAGCGGTTGGTGGCCGTCAGACCGCCGATGTGGATCAGCTGCCCGACCACCAGGCCGAGGGTCGTGAAGTTCAGGACGGTGGAGGTCAGGATGCCGGTCGTGCCCGTGACCGTGATGTCGATGTCGCCCACGGCGGTGCGGACACCACAGACTTCGAGCGTGGCTCCAGACGTGTTGCCAGGAACCTCGTCGATGATCGTCAGGCCAGTGACAGGAGTCACCGTGGTCGTGGGCGAGCCCGAGACCACAGAGAGGCCGTTGTTGCCCGCGATCGAGAACCCGCGCGCGTAGACCAGATGACCAACCGGGATAGCGCCCGTCAGAGCATCGTGTTGGTACTGGCTGCCCGTCGTCTCTGCCACGAGGTCCTGGAAGTTGGATCCGGCCTGGATCGCGCTCCCGTTGAACGTGGTGAAGCTGGCGAACACGAAGCCCTCCGCCATCTTCTTGAAGCACTGGCCCGTCAGGTCCGCCTCGAACTCGACACCGCTCTCCACGTCGGTTGTGGTGCCCTTCCGGCGCTGGCGCAGTTTCGAGATCGGGTTGCGTGCGATCTTCGTGATGGTCGCGCCGAACGAGTTGATTGTGTTGGGCTCCAGGAGATCCCAGGTGGGGGAACCAGGCAGGACGCCCAGGGACGCCTCGATGGCGATGGACAGGCTGATCTCATTGGTCTTGACGAGGGACATAGGCTCTCCTGTTACTTGATGTCGGTGTACACCACTTGGACTTCCAACAGGACCGGGAACCACTTCCCGTCCGGAGGCTGGGGTCTGGCTGTGGCGTTGAGATAGATGATGTCGTTGTTCAGGCGCCTGTCCTCGAAGTAGGTCCGGGCTGCCTCAGCCATCTGCTTGCCAGTCTTCTCCCCCACGTTGGTCGGAGAGAAGCACTGTACCGCGAGGAAGCCCAAGCGGTCGTACTTGCGGGTGCCGACCTCTCCGTTGAGGTTTGCGCGCCCGCCGCCCGCCTCCCGGAAGCTGATCCTGTACCAGGCTTCAGAGCCCTCGTCCAACTTCTTGCCCGTGGCTGAGTTGATGGGATCCTCGTTGCCAAAGGCGAAGTTGGTGGCTGTGCCGATGTACGTCAGCCAATCCTGGAAGACCAGGTCAGTGGTCTCAACGAGGTTCACGGGCTCTGCCCTCCAGCTCTGAACGCTCCGCGCACTGCCCTGAGAATGGCTGCCTGGACGAAGCCGGACGGGGCCTGCTTCGAGGAGCCATCATTCAGTCGGCCGATGTAGGGGACGTTGTTGCTGATGAACACGGGACCCTTCTCCAGGGTGTAGCCAGAGGCTACTGCTGCCACTCCAGACTCGCTCGCGGACTTGGACACTGACTCTGGGGTCCCCACGGTATGGTCCACGGACTTCCCGATGGAGGGCACCCAATTGGAGCGGGCCCAACCAGTGTCGCGTGGAGTGTCCTCTACCAGGTTCGCCGTGGCATCAAGGGTGATGATCTTGACGTGCTTCTCGGTGAACTGGCGGAGGACCTGCATCACGAACTGGAGTGAGCCCGGCCCGGCCATGGGGTCCCGATCAGGTCACTTCCGGGGTGACTTCAGTGGTCTGTTCCTGGGCGACCAACCTCAAGGGCATGGTCTTGATGACGTTACCCTTGGGCTTCGGCCGCTCCGGAGCCGCCTCACCGCAAGTGATGAGGCGGCTCTCCCAGAGCTGCTTGGCCTTGCGTTCCGAGCACGCGAGTCGTCTCCAGTGGAACTCCTGCCCCACCTTGTAGCGCTTCCCCGCGAAGGTGAAGGGCTTCATGGCGGTGCACTTGGCACCCGAGGAGAACGGCTCACGCAGCGCAGACTTCATGGTGGCTCCTCAGATCAGGCGACCAGGGTGTCCCAGAAGTGACCCAGATCCGCGCTGACCAGCTTCTGGTCGAACGCCATCTGGATCTCCACACGATCGCTCTCCAGGTGTTCCATGCGGAACTTCTTGATGCGACCGCCCAGGGCCGAAGCGCCCAGGAAGCCGTTCCAGGAGAAGGTGTAGCCCGCCGTCGGCACCTGGAGACCAGGGGACGGAGGAGCGTAGACCAGGAGACCACGCTTGCCACCGATGAACGAGTGAGCGGCCGTCTGGCCTTCCTTCGCGGTGTTCTCGATGGAGTTCATGACCATGATCTGCTCGACCTCGAAGAGGTCAGCCAGAGCCTGGAGGCTGATCTTGGCCGCGCCGGGCGCCGTCTGCCCGTACTTCACGCGGTCGATGATGTCCGGATGGTTCTTGAGCGCGTCCCAGACCGCTCGACCGATGACGAACTTGTTGGGAGCGAAGCCCGTGGACTCCAGGACTCGCGTGATGGCCGCCGTCACGTCCTCGATCGGCGTGCTGTTGGCATCGTTCCACTGCAGGACCTGGTTCGCACCCGGAGCCGCTGCCACGCCATCGTGGTCGAAGGTCCAGACAGCCGGCACGAAGTATTTGCTGACCCACAGCTTCTCGCGCTTGATCAGCGCCTTCTGGCTGATCAGCTTCGTCGCGTCCGCGTCGGGCTGGATGACGCTGTCCACGTTCGAGCGCACCTGATCCGGCACGTCGTGGTGGAAGGCGTAGACCTTCGCGTAGTAGGTAGGCGTGTTGTCCACGCTGTACCCACTGCCCGAGGACTCGGCACCCGGAGCGCGCTCCTCCATCTCGTCGCGGTTGAAGTACCCGCGATCGTAGGTGTAGTAGCGGTCCGACTGCATCGGGACCGGGATGTTGGGAAACACGCGGTCCGCGATGAACTGCGCCGCGTCCTGCATGAACGCGATCGAGATGTTGGACAGTGGGCGGTTGACGTGAACGTCACCCTTGGTCGGTTGAGTCATGGTTGGATCTCCGTTGTGTGGTTCTGGGTTGGTTCCGTCAGATCACGGGAGCAGCATGCGACTGGAGGGGAGGATCTCCACCAGGTCGCCCGCCACGCTGGCCTTGAGGGTCGTGCCCAGCACGTGGTCGCCCGTCAGCGCCGCGATGGCGTGGCCGGAACCGTCGGACTGGACCTTGACGCCCGGGTTCAGGGTGGCCCCGGAGACCACCTTGAGCTTGCCGCTCATGTTGAGCATGCCGACCTGACCCACGCGGTCGATCGCATCGGGCTTGTCCTGGAGGACGCCCACGCAGTCGCCACCGGCAGCGGGGAGCGCGATGCGCCCGGCGCTGTCGATGCCGACGAAGCAGAACTGAGAAGCGCTCAGGTCACCCGACGCGGGCAGGCTGAGGCTCCGAACTTCCTGTTGAAGTGCCATGTGTTGACTCCTTGAGTTGGTTGCTGGTGTTGGGTTCGGGGTTGGTCAGATCAGGCCTGGACTCCGCACTGGAGGTACAGCCTGCCGCCCTCGTCGGATTCGAGGACAGCCGCGCGGGCCTTCTCGATCGTGACCTTGTTGTCGGCCGCGAACTTCTTGGCCAGGACTTCCAGCTGAGCCTCGGGGGTCGCATCCGCCCCGCCGCCCGTGGTACCCTGGGACTTGAACGCCAGCTTGGCCGCCTCGTTCGCGGCCTTCAAGAACTCGGGAGCGCCGGGGATGCCCTCCAGCGCCTTCAGGATGCCTGCACGCACCTCGGCGGTGCCGGGAAGGTTGCTCAGCTCGGCATCCGCGCGCTTGACGAAGCCCGACATGGCGACCTTCTCCAAAGCCTCGTTGGCGGCCTTGCGGTCCTCGTCGGACTTCTTGGCCAGCTCGACGAGTCGAGGGTCATCGCTCGCGCGGTAGACCTGGCCGCTCGCGGACTTGTAGACGATCTTGTTGAGCTCGCCTGCTTCGCGGACTTCGGCCGCTCGCTCGTCGGCCGTCTTCACCAGGAAGCCCTCACGGGCCTCCGGCTTGAGGCTGTCGAAGTGCGCACGCTGGGAGGCGTCCAGCTTCGTGATCGCCTCCGCCCGTTCCGCACGGGTCGTCAGGTCCTTGATCTGCTTCTCGACCGCCTGAGCGGCTGCTTCTTCCTGCTGGGTCATGTGTGTTTCTCCGTTGCTGGGACCGCCGCTGGACGCTCCAGCAGACTTGTTGGAATTGATGATCGAATCGTCTTCGATCATCTCATGAGTGTGGCCCTCGGCCGCACCAATCATGATCTCTCCATCGAGCAGCCGGACCCAGGGATGGGTGTGGCCGTACTCGGCGCCCTCGGACTTCGTGTAGGAGGTCTCACCTCCCTGTCCCACGTCATCGAGGATGTGCGTATGGCCGACGGACTCCGTGGTCAGCCGGGGGCGCTCATAGCAGCCCATGTTCTTGTCGGCCGGATCACCCTCACGCTTCATGAGGATCGCCTCGGCGGGGACCTGCGCAGCCTTGTCCACCGCGCTGATCTCGTTCATCTTGAAGGAGCGCATGATCCTGCGCTTCTTGGGCTTGTTGCCATCCTCTGCGTAGCCTTTGCCCATCTTGGGCTCATTGACGTACAAGGCAGCCATCTGCTTCTCTGCATCCGCCTTCGTCGAGTGGCAGCCCATCTTCTTGCCCGTGGTCTCCTTGACCACACAGAACTTGGAACCACTCTGTTCGACCTTGTACGGCATCAGGGCACTTCCTCATCTTCCCCACGAGAGCCACCGATGCTGAACCCTGTGTAGGTCCCATCAGCGAACTTGGCCAGGGTCTCCTCATCGTACTTGGCCGCGATCATCAGGCCGAACTTGCCGCCGGTGTCGATGCCGTATGCCTTAGCGATCTCCTCCGTCATCGGCCAGGCGAACACGATGGTACCGCGTTCTCCGCCGGAGTGCATGGCCTTGGCGGTGCGTGCCGAGAGCATGAAGTCCGTCGCAGCCTTGAGCAGCGCATCCTCGGGGATGTGATCTCCCTGCAGATCGAAATAGGGTTGACCATCGACCTTCGAGACGATCGCCCATCCGAGGACGAGTCCCAGTTGGGCATCAACCTTGGTGACAGCAGCGCAGGTGCGGAAGTCGATCTGAGTCATGTTCTTGACACTGTCAGTCTAGTGGGGCCTTGATCCGTAGTCAAGGCCCCACCCTCGGATTCCAGATCAGGCCGGGTTGCCCAGGTCCAGATAGAACAGGTCGATGGTCCCGGAGACGATGACGGAGCCGTCGATCGTCGTGGCAGCGGCCACGTTCAGGAACACGTCCGTGTTGGAAGTGGCGAACACCGCGATGTTCGCAGTGGCTGAGGCACCATCGACCACCCCGCCTGCTGTGGAGTCGATCTTCGGGACCAGGTTCAGCATGGTGCCCGAGAGCACCGCGTTGGAGGCAGCAGCCGTGCCCACGGCAACGTCCACGTTGGCAGCGGACGTGTCGATCCCGGTGCTGGTCTGGGTCAGGTTCGCCACCGCCCCGAGGAACAGCAGGTTGCCGTTCGGTAGGTCCGCCAGCTTGACACTGCCGTAGTCCAGCGCGGCCGTGACCGCGACCACGACAGCCGACAGCTTCAGGGTTGCGCGCCGGATGATGCCGCCACGAGCGGTCTGTGTGACGAGAGCTGCCGTGTTGGGGGTGAGGTTCTGGCCAGCGCGGAGGGTTGCCCCGTCCACCTTGGCGTTGATGAGGTTTGTCGGGGGCTTGAGGTTCGAGGACATGGGTCAGTCTCCTACGTGGTGATGAGTTGAGGGATCAGTTGTTGTGCTTCCAGCTTTGCGCGGTCACTGAAACGGGTCGTGACCGCACACTTGCAGTCGATGGTGTCGGCACCTGGGGCATTGATGTCTCCGGGCCTCATGAGGTGATTGCCCAGACCGGACACGAAGGGCTCATCCATCTTGCGCTTCTGGCCCTCCATGAACCTGTGGGAGTCGCGGACGTTGGGGCGCTTCGATGTGTCCCAGGTCCTGACCAGGTCATTCTCGTCCAGGGCGCCGTTCTCCACCGCCTGGTGGTACATCAGGTCAGTGCCCTCGTGGACTGAGCGGAGGGACTCCGTGCGTGCGATGACCTCACTGCGGTACTTGAGCCACTTCTCGCGGTAGCGGTCCACCATTCGGTCGATCTGTTCCGCAGTCAGGCTGTTGCCCTCTGCGATGGCGCGCGCCACAGTGGGGTCGAACCTCTTGTCCCTCAGCACCCGCGCGAGTGCATTGGAGTCGAGCTGCTCCAGGTTGCGCCGGTAGTTGTTCACGATCTGCTGCTGGTACTGGGTGAGTCCGATCGAATCGCGGACGGCAACAGCCATCTGGTTCGGGTTGATCCCGCGCTGGATCCCATCCAGCAGGGCCTCCTGAGTGGCGAGCCTCTGCTCGGCCGTGAACTCCCGGACGATCCTCAGCTGGTTCTCCTGCATCGCACTCAGAGCCTGATGGTTCACCGAGTCGAAGTTGACGATGATCTCCAGTTTGTTGCCGATGAACTCTGCTGCAGCTTGGCCGGAGAGGATCATGACCTCACCGAACGTGTTCGAGAGTCGAAGGGCCGCGACCTCGGCCATGATGATCGCATCGTCGATGCGCCCGAGGATGATCAGGTCCTCGATCTCCTTGAGTGACATCTGGTCCTTGATGGAGTCGATGACCTCCAGGAATCGCGCCCTGAACTTCGGCTGCATCTGTGTGACCAGCGCGCGAATGCGCGTGGCCGGATCATCGAAGAACTCGACCATCAGTTGAGCGCGACGATGTTGGTGGCCGTCGTGCCCGTCGTGTTGACTCGCGTGCAGACGATCTTGAGGAGAGTTCCCGCCGGGACCGCAAGGAAGTTGACTTCCACGCCTCCCATGATCGCACGGACGTTGCCGACGCCTCCCACCCAGAGGGCTCGGGTCTTGCCTGTGGGGATGTTCACGGTGTCAGACGGAGTGACGGCCACGCCCTGGGTGTAGGCCAATTCGCGCTTGCTGTTCATGGGTTCATCTCACTTGACAGGTGTAGGCCGCAGCATCCGGGTCGCGCTCGACAGCGACCACGGTGAACACCGACCCCTCAGCCTTGACCTCATCGTTGGGTTCGGGAACCACGCTGTTGGGCAGCGTGTCTCCGAGAATCAGGGCCTTGCGGTCCCCGCGCTTGATGATGGTTCCGTCGAACTGAGAGGTGCGGTAGGTGTCCAGGATCCCGCGACAGGAGAATGATCGGCGCGTGGGATTGGTCCCTGCGCTGGGATCTGAGTTGGATCGGGTTCCTGGCACCACTTTCACTAGTGTCATCGGAGCGAGCAGAGGCCCCATGGCCTTTGCCAGCTGCCCCGAGATGTTGGCGTTGAAGAGGTTGTTGCCCATGGCTCAGAGCGGCAGGTTGCGGTCGAAGCCGTCGTTGGTGCAGCAAGGCTTGATGGACTCGCAGCCGGTCCCGAACGCCTCAGCAGCCGATGCTGACGAACCTGAGCCAAGGTAGCAGTTGAGCAGCTCCTGGATCTGCGGCGGGAAGCGCGATGCCTGCGTGCCCCCAGAGCCGTCCGTGCTGTTGAAGTATTCGACGGAGGCTGAGCCTGCCTGGAGGCGCTTGGTGTTCGATCCCGTGTTGGAGGAGTTGGCCAGAGTCGGGTCCTGTCCGAGCAGTAGGGCCAGCTCGATCTGTGCGGACTTGATGTCCTCGGGCACCAAGGCGGAGTCCACCGTCTCCCCATTGCACTCGATCCCTGTGCGTGGGAAGTCTGCCAGTTGGTCCGGGTCCGTCTTCGATCCTGCCCACGGCTGCTTGGCAAGGATCCGGAAGGCACTGATGAGCGAACGGTCCTGAGTCTCCTCATCGAGGAAGGCCCAAGGCCCGCCTGTGATCGAGTCCTCCAGGTACGTGTCCGCTTCGGCGTTGGTCACGTAGGTGTTGGTGCCGACAACGAGTGTGCTGACCATCAGGCGTTCACCAGGTTGGGCTTGATCGTGAGGTCGAGCGTGGCCACCACGACAGGATTGGCGTCACCGGCCTCGAACACCTCCAGCTCGCAGTAGTACATTGTTTCCTTGGCTGCGAGCGTGGCCGTGTGCGAAGGGACGAGCGTGACAAGGACGTGCGGTGCCCCCGTGACCGGATTCGGGATTGTCACGGGCGAGCCCGGATCATCCGAGGCGAAGTCCAAGATGGGGGTCAGAAGTGGGTTTCCGTTGGAGTCTTTGCGGGTCAGCGAGAACTTGACGATGCGGCCCGTCAGGTCGATGATCCCGCTACCATCGGCATCGGTGATCCCGTTCCATCGAAGGATGTGACGGTTGCCCGCGAACATGCTGTCTGTCTGGTTCTCGACTGCCATCAGCACACGCCCCCATCGAGGTCGGTGAGGAGATCGTAACTGCCCTCCAGCTCGGAGGCAAGGGCATAGCTGGCTTCCATCAGTGAGATGGTCTTGCGGGAGCCCTCCAGGAGTGATGTGGCCTTGTAGGATCCACTGACGAGCGAGACAGCATCATAGTCCGCCTCCAGGTCCACTATGCAGCCCAGGGGATCGAAGGTAGCATTGCCACTGCCCAAGGTGAGCGGGAAGAATGCATCGGCGGTGCCAGTGAAGACCAACAGGCCTGCACTGGAGGCGATTGGGAGGGGGAAGGAACCAGCTCCCGCTCCAGTGAAGCCTGTTCCCGTGAATCCAGTGCCACTGGCCAGAGCGAGCGGGAAGAGGCCCGCTCCCGTCGCCTCGAAGATCAGCTCGGCCGCGCCCACGCTCGTGACGAGTGGGAAGAAGCCATCCCCTGAAGTGCTGGGGAAGACCAGGAGCGCAGCCCCGGTCCCAGTCGCCAGAGGAAAAGTCCCAGTCGAGGTCCCAGTGAACTCCAAGAGGGAGGCGCCTGACCCTTGGGCAAGGGGGAAGACTCCCGCTCCAGAGCCGGAGAATCCCACAGCTGTGACGGTTCCGGCCCCAGTCCCCATCGCCAGGGGGAAGAGACCAGCTCCAGTCGCATCGAAGATCAGCAGAGCAGCCCCGGTCCCAGTCGCCAGAGGGAAAGTCCCAGTCGAGGTCCCAGTGAACTCCAAGAGGGAGGCGCCTGCCCCCTGGGCAAGGGGGAAGACTCCCGCCGAGGTCCCAGTGAACTCCAAGAGGGAGGCGCCTGCCCCCTGGGCAAGGGGGAAGCTGCCGCTGCCCGTGCTGGTGAACTCCAAGGTTCCGGCACCAGTGCCCGTCGGCACTGCGAAGGAGCCAGCACCCGTTGCAGAGAACTCCAGGAGCGAGGCTCCTGCACCCTGAGCGAGGGGGAAGGTCCCAGCGCCCGTCGCCTTGAAGATCAGCTGGCCTGTGCCGGTTCCAGTCGCCTTGGGGAACTTGGGGGCGCCGCTCGGGGTCCCGGAGGCAGCTGCTGAGAAGACCAGCTCACCCACTCCCGAGGCAGTTGGGATGCGGAACGAGGGAGTACCACTCGCCAGATGCCAGTCACGTTCCAACAGCAACGTGATGAAGTGCATGCTTCCGACTGCAGCACTCCAGTTCAACGTGAACTTGTTGGGCTCAAAGCTGACGAAGGTGGCAGTGTTCTCCTCCGCTGCCGCGTCCGTCGTCAGGTAGTATGCCTTGGCCGCCTCGATCGAGGACGTGTTTGTGGTGGTCTGAGCATCCTGATCTGTCACTGATGCCGCGAACTGCTCGCCCGCAGCGTTGAATGCCGAGAGCCCCGCCGCTCCCGCTCTACCTGTCTTGTTGTTGCTCGGCAGAGTGCCCAAGCGGGACATCAGGGTCATCGCATAGGCCGGGGTCATCCCGGAACCCGAGTACGAGGCATCACCCGTCGCAGCAGGCGTGTCCAGGATCGAGGAGTACACCGCCTTGCCGCCGAACCTCAGAGCGAGGTAGCAGAATGGTGGAGTGCCGCCAATGCTGTTGACCGCGAATCCAGTTGCATTCCAGGAGTCGAAGAAGGTCTCTGCTGCGAAGATGAAGGCAGGCGATGCTGCCTCCGAGAAGTCTGCTGCTATGGCGTTCGGATCCAACGTGACCAGCTGGGACAGGGAAGTACCCACGCTGTCTGGGTTCTGCGACCAGTAGGTGTAGCGGGCATCCCCCTCCCGCACTCCGAGGAAGAACTCCAGAGTGCACTGGACATGGATGTTGTTGTCGAACGTGTTGACGTCACTCAGACAGAGCAGGACATCCGGGGCGAACCCTGCGGTGATCGTCGTGGTGCCTGCTCCGGGAGAAGTGACCAGGTCCGCGTCCACAGAGATGTCAGGACCAAAGAACAGCATCACATCGGTGATGAAGGCATTCGGCGGCAGCGTGGACCATGTCAGCCTGATGCCGTCGGTGATGAGTGCGCCCGTCGCCACTGCCTCGAACGCAGACCCGTCTCCCTTGATCACCTTGACGAGGGCATCGGTGAACCCGCTGTTGTGGGTCACTGAGCCAGAGTGGGCGTCCTGGCTGGAGCCGCTGATGCCCCCCTCAAATCCGGATGTCTTGATGCCGACCGAGATGCGCTTGTCATTCACCGGGGAGCCGAAGGTCCCCAAGGAACCCGTCACCACAACGAGCGCAGCAGCAGGTGTGCCGATACCAGGGACCGTGAAGTCCTGAGTGGAACCCGTGGTGATCGCGCCCGCGCGAGCGATGCGCCAACCCGCGACCGCCGCGACCTCTGGCCGCTGGTCGAAGAAGAAGTCAGAGGCAACAAGCGGAGCCTCGCGCGCGAGCGGTCGATCCCGATTGAAGGACTCGATGTACAGCCGGTTGCCCACACCGGACAGCTGGCTGTTCCGACTGATGAGGCCCGCGCTGTACGTGGCGAGCGGGGATGCCGCGATGCCACGCCTCATGGTCAGCCCTGCGCGATGGAGAGGGCGCCTGCCGTCGAGCCCGCTGCCGTGCCCGAGAGCATGACCGCGCCGTACAGAGCGCTGCTGTCGAACAGCTGCGGGAAGCCGAGGCCCGCCCAGTCCAGACAGATCCCAGATGAGGCCACCGGCAGGTAGATTTCAGAGATGGACCGCAGGCAGATCAGGCTGATGGCCCCACCGCCATAGCTCGTCCCGAGTGTGATGGACGCGATGCTCCTCACCCCCCTGTCTCCGGCCTGGAGCTGGAACGGCACCATGGTCCCCGCGACGGCCGTGGCGGGCCAGCTGTATGCCAGGCCACCCGAGCGGCCTGATGTGCCCCCCTCATTGGTGTAGGAGTAGGTGGTGTTTGCGATAGCACCGGCGTTGGTGGTGGCTGTCGTGGACCAGAGCCATGCCTCGATGTTGCCCCCGTTCGCATCCGGGGTCGAGCCACTAGCCGGCACACAGCGAGAGGGCAGGCCTGAGAATGTGATATTCTGCGCGGTGGTAGTTGTGACCGCGATGCCGGTGTTGTACCACAGCAGGTCGTACAGCTTGAAGCCTACGAGGTTCGCGCCAGCCATGAACGACATGCGCGCAAGGTAGCTGTTGCCCGTCGCGGGATTGACGAATGCGAAGGCGCCACCGAGTGCGTTGGCCGAGACCGAGGCACCGTTCAATCCAGGAGTGCCCAGGGCAATCGGACCCGGGTTGCCTGCAAGCGCCGCGAGGGCGTGCCATAGCCCCGCAGCCTCCCCAGTGAAGCTGGCCTTCTGCATTGAGATCGGAGGGAGCATCCCTGCGATGATCTGGTCAACGGTCGTGATGGCCATGTGTCAGACTCCGAGGCGGTTCAGACAGTTCTGGACGCTGTAGATGCCCAGCTCACCGAGCATTAGCACATCGTGAATCATCTCGCGGTTGATCGCTCCGCCAGACTGCTGGGAGACGAAGTTGGCCAGCTGAGTCTGTTCCCCTGCCGTCAGGTTGAAGGCCGTGGCGATGCTGCCCTGGGTGACACCTGGAGCGCCACGGTACAGCTCTGCCAGAGCAGCCATGAACTGGTGCACAGGCAGCTTGTCCTCCCCGGGGAGGGGAGCAACCAACCTCGTCATCAGACTCATCAGCCCTCCGGCATCGTCACCGTGAGGCTCGTCACGCTGACCGTGGCACCCGATTGGATGGCCACGCTGTTCATGTTGAGCTCGGCGCCGCTCGTTGCGACAGCGCCCTGTATGCGTGGCACGCTGTTGCGGTCGAGGATGCGGAAGAACGTGGCCGTGCCGGTCGCGTCCGCAGCGGTGTCATCGGAGATGGCAGAGGCGGTTGCCCGCGCACCCGGGGCGATGTCCACAGCGGCGCCGAAGGCCGGGTTGGACATGCTCAGCTGCGCCAGGACTGTGTTGCCCGAGAGGGCAGTGTCCACGAGGGTCGGGGGAGTGCCTGAGTAGATGACCAGCGTGGCCTGCGGGACACCCGTCCCGAGGTCGCATGAGTCCACAAAGGCATCACAGGCGATGATCGCCTGAGCGTTGGTGATGGAGAGGGTCATTGGAAGTCCTCCAGGGTCAGTGCGCGATCGTAGGTGGTGTAGGTCTTGCCATCGGGGATGACGGCCTTGTTCCGGCTCTGGAAGTCACGAAGGCTGGTGTTGAGAGCATTGAACGCCACAATGGAGCGATTCAACCTGCTCCGTGCCTCGTTCAGACGTTTGACATGGTTTGCCGTCTTGGGGTCCTCCTTCTGGATGACCTCCAGTGCGTCCTTCATGTCCGGGATGGCCTGGAAGTTCTTCTCCCAAGTGTCCCCCAGCTTCTTGTGCTTGGACTCGATCTCCGAGTATGATCCAGCGGTGGATGGACCTCCCGCGCCCGTCCCGCGCGCGAAGCGGCCCTGATCGTCGTGATTGGGATTGAGCTTCTGAGTCGGCTGGGGCTCCTTCGTGGGCGTTCCCTCACCCGGCTTTTCACCGGGTTTCGCTCCTGGCTTTCCGCCCGGACCGATCGGAGGCTGAGTCGCCTTGGCCTGAAGGACCGCCAGCTCTGCCTCGCGCTGCATGGCAGCATCCATCGCCATCTGCTCCAGGTCCACCTTGGTGAGGCCGAGCATCGTGCGGAGGTCGTTGATGGCCGGATCGTCGGGTGCGAGGACAGCACCAGCCGTCGCCATGTCTCGGAGGGCAGCGGTGATCTCCTCCACCGAGCGGTACTGGATCTTGTTCGGGGTCAGCTTCGGCGCCAGCTTCTCATCCCAGCCATTCAGCTTCATGAAGGGCTTGACCAGGTCTGACTGGAAGACCTGCGCCAGCTCCTTGAGGGTCGAGTCCACCATCATGGCGAACTGATCGGACTTGTCCTGCGCCATCGCCAGGGAGCCTGCCCCGGACTCTCCCAGGAGGATGTTCTCTGTGCCAAGCACGCGCGCGACCTCGCGGTTGATGCGCATGATCGCAGCTGCTACTTCCGGCGCTGAGGTCTGGCCTGCCTTGATCACGTCCACTCCCCATTGGGGCTGGGACGAGGGTGTGCGGTTGTCGCCCGTGGACTCGTACACGCGCGAATCGAGCATCAGAGACAGGTTGGCCGTCTTCTTGTGCTTCTGGAGGAAGTCGCGCAGCTGATTGAGTTGAGCCTCGTACTGCTGTTGGCTCAACAGGCCGTTCTTGACCATGCTCTGGAGAGTCGTGATGGGCGCGCGCCCGACCGGGATGCCTCGCAAGTCGGTCTCGAAGCCAATGCACTCCAACCGCTCGTACTCGCGCAGGCGGTCGATCGCCTCGACCACGTGGCGGAAGAGTCCAAGACCCTCGGGGCTGTCGGCGAGCGAGTCATCCACCACGTAAACCAGCTTGCCCCTCGGCAGTGGGATGGTCTCCTGAGATTGCGGTGAGCGCTGGACAACACCGATAACGGTGCCCCCTTCGTCCAGCGCCCACTGCTCGATGGTGTGCTGCGGTCTTGATTCGACATCGAGGATGCCGATGGAACCATCCTCGTTGCGCTTCGCAGTCCACTCTTGAATGGAGAATCCGTAGTAGCGGTACAAACCCGCGCGGCGCACGACACGGTGCCACGGAGTCGTCATGTTGTGGATCTGATCGCTGAACCAATCCGAGATCCGCTGTGCCTCCTCGGAGTCGTCTGCCGGTTCGGCCTTCCAATCAGCCTTGGCGATCAGCGTCAGGCAGTAGCGCACCGATGCCGCGACGATCGACGTGTTGGCCAGGAGGTTGGTGTAGGTGCGGTACTTCTCCTGGCCAGCCAACTTGGCGTTCTTCTCGCCCTCGTCGATGTAGCCACCATAGACAGCTGTCCCGCCAGTCCCGTACGTCTCCGTGGGCGAGGGCTTCTTCCTGAACACCGCCAGGAGACTGTCGAGTAGGGGCATGCGAGCCTGATTGTAGCGGGTCGGACCTCGCTCGTCAAGGACTGTGGAGGTAGAATCCTCCCGAGAGCAGTAGTTGACGGTGTGTGATTGCCAACAAGCAACTGACACCAACGAGATGGCCATGGCGGCCTGACAACGAGGCGGCGCCAAGGGGTGGTCTAAGCACTCCTTGGCGCCGCTCTACTTTTCCCGGAATCCACGTTAGGTTTGACACCATCCTTCCGATAGGAGATCCAGTGAAGCCCTTGACCTACCGCATGCAAGTGTACCTCTACCTCCTGGACTGGAGAGGTGAACTCATCGCGGGCGAGCTTGTGAACGTCAACGGACGGAGTGAGAGGATCAGCGCAACCACTATCGCTGCTTTGGGCAGGCGCGGACTCGGCCAGTTGTTCATCGGACACAGAGGTCGGTCATGCATCCGCCGGAATCCTCCGGAATCCTCAAAGGTCTGACCCCACGTTGTTCCGATAGGAGTGGTATGAAGAACAAGCTGACCAAGAAGGAAGCTGCCAAGCGCAAGGCCGACTGGAACAAGGCCATCCGCGAGGGTCGCGTGGTGCGCTTCCTGGGCATGAGCACCTTCGTGTGCTACCCGACGATCGAGGCACGCGATGCAGCCCTGGCCAAGATGGAATCCGACACGTTCAACATCGTGGAGGGGACCACTTGAAGTACGTCCTCACCTGGGGTACGCGCGATGGGAAGCCGCACAGGAAGGTGTTCGCCACCTACCAGGACCGCTATCTGTTCGCGCGCAAGCTGCTCACCAACCCCAAGTACGTCACGATGTCCATGGCCATGTTCCTGGCCGACTCAGAGGAGCCCGTCTCATGAGGGTCCTCGTCTGTGGCTCGCGCCAGGCCTGGGATGCCACCGAGTGCTGGGCGAAGTTGGATGACCTACGGCCTCCGCCGGACATGATCATCGCAGGCGGAACATCCTGGGTGGACACCTTCGCCCAAGAGTGGGCGAACCACCGAGGGATCCCATGCTTGGTCTTCCCCGCAGCCTGGGATGGCCCAAGCAAGCGCGAGGCGGGTGGGATCCGCAATGGCTGGATGCTCACCTACGGGCGCCCTGACCTAGTGCTCGCCTTCCCTGGCGGACACGGGACAGAGGACATGGTCAAGCGGGCGAAGGCTGCTGGCGTGCCCGTCCGGCGGGTGGGGTCGAGGTAGCACCCCGGTAGGGCATCGAGTAGTACCTGTCCAGCGTGGCGTTTGTGCTGCTCGGGTCCCACGTGGTCGGTCCCCATCGAGGCGCGCGGTCGAGCCAGGACTGGTCTCCTGTGATCTGCTTCAGCAGCACGCAGTTGGGGGACCAGAAGGAGCAGGCCGGATCGCCATGCTGTCCCTCCCCTGTCGCAGGGGTCAGCACCCCATTCACAGTGTAGGAGAATGCCATCATGGCCGGGCGCCCGTAGTAGTCCATCGACGGGAGCGCATCCATCCCGTTCATGTTGTCGATGACCCACTGCGGGACCGCGCGGCCGAGGAGCTGGACTCCGCACAGAGCTGCGTGGATCAGGATTCCAGCGTGGAAGCCGTACTGGACATTGAGCTGGTCGAGCGGACCGCCTCCCGTGTTGGGGCCACATCCGACCTGACCCGAGCCAGGGATGGCAGCGAGGTCGAGGAAGTCCAGGACCTTGATCAGGAAGGTCCTGTCACGGTTGGGGTTGACGAGGCACGCCATGACCTCACCGTACAGCACCCAGCCGAGGGCGCGGCAGTTGACTGGAGAGCCCGTGTGCGGGTTCATCAACGCCATGTGAAGGTACTGGTTGATGTTGTCCGGGGTGAAGCCGGGGTCATCCTCGATCGTCGGTGCGTCCCAATACTCCTTGGCGTGGTTGGCGTACTGGACGATCCGGCGCGGCCCGCTCAGGTCGAGAGACATGGCACAGCGGACGATGGTGTATCTGATCTGCCTGATCCAGTGCTCCCAGTTGAACCAGACCTCACGCGCGTAGGCCCCATCATCCAGCAGGACCACGTTGGAGAAGTCACCCGTGGCGTAGCCCATCACGATCGAGCTGCCACCACCCGTGCCAGGGTTGATCGGCCCCACCGTGCCGTCCTCGTTGACCGAATCCTCGAAGTCCTCGTGTTGGACTGGCCAGGGAGGCACCAAGACGAGCGGTGTGCCCGGGCCGTCATCCGGCATGTCGAGGAGCCCGGGGCCGAGCCGCTTGCGCCACTGTCTCCGGAGTCTGTACTTGGTCACGGGCATGTTGAAGATCCTACTGATTGACGTCAGGCAAGTCTACAGTCTGCTCATCCCAGTCGCGCTCCACCACACATCGGTAGCATGCAGCGTACATGACACCCCACAGTGGGCCGTGATCGTCCTCACAAGGTCCACCTCCAGGTCCCACAAGCGCATGCGCCCACTCGTGGATGAGAGTCTCGCGGAGCTGTTCAGGTCCGCCCCTCGGGTCAAGCATGATCTCCCAGTGATCACCCTCGAACTCCGTCAGGCCCCAGGCTGCCTGTTCGATCGGAGCGATGCTGATGTGGACATCGACGCCCAGGGGGAGCTCAGCGGAGAGGTGCTGTAGGTCCGCCATGATGTCGTACGGTGGAGCTGGAGTGACAGTGAAGGGCGGTGCAGCCTTGCAGGCGCTGAGGACAATGGCCAGGGACAGGATCAGCCTCTTCATGTCGTCACCTCACATCATCTCGGGAGCAGCTCCAACATCTTGGGGTCGGTTGACGAGCAGGTCAGCATACGCGCGCGAGGCAGCGTCCACTTGGTCCTTGAACTCTCCCGAGGGGAACATGGCAGCCTCGTTGATGAAGGCATCCACCCAGGGGCCTCTGACGAGCCGGACGTTGCCCGCCTCGCACTGCGCTGAGAGGGGGCGCGCACGGTCCTCCTTGGAGCCGGATTCAGGGCTGAATCGCACATCCCAGCCCTCCAGTCCAGCTGCCATGAAGGAGCGCTGCGCCTTGCCGGCCTGACCTGGATCCTGCGGGATCGACTGGCGGACCATGTAGCCGTCCTGCTGCGCACACTGTTGGATGCGCTGCATGACCTCGTGTGGACCCCACCGGCCGCGTTGGACATCGAGGATGTACAGCAGCCCTCCATGCGAGGCCATCTTGCATCCCACCGTGAAGGCTCCATGGCCATCCTTCGTGGCCGCGAGGTCCCATCCGCGACAGACGTTGAACATGGCCTCTGGCGCGGAGTCGATGACGATGAAGTCCTTGCGTTGGAACATCCCGCCCGCGCGCGGAGCCGGACGCTGTTGGAGCTGTCCGGCCTCTGCGTAGGAGCCACCCCAAGAGCGGAACACCTTCTTGAGCTGCTCGACCGCCTCCGGACTGAAGCGCTCAGGCCACAGCAGCTCTCCAGCTTTGGTGCGCGGGTCAGTGAATTTGGTGCTGAGGTGGGGATGGTCCGGCTCGAACTCCATGGGCAGACAGAGGTGCTCGTACCCCAGCTCTGACTTGAGGATGAGACCACTCACGTCACGTTCATGGACCCTCTGCATGATGACCACGATGGCGGACTCATCGAGATCGTTCAAGCGGGTCGGGAGGGTCTCAGCAAACCATCTCAGGCTCTCCTCGCGCTGAATGTCGGACTCGACTCCCTGGACATCGTGAGGATCATCCACGATGATGCGATCACCTCTGTGACCGATGAGCGAGGCCCCGACCGAGCTGACCTGACGGAACCCACCAACCGTGTTCTCGTAGCGTAGCTTGGCGTTCTGGTCTCCCTTGAACTCGAAGCGCTGCCCCCAGTTGCCCTGGTACCATTCAGACTCCATGAGGGTTCGGCCGCGCACGTTGTCACGCGTGGTCAGGTCCTGCGCGTAGCTGGCGGAGATGTACTTGAGGTGAGGGTTCTTGATCCACTCCCAGCTCGGCCAGAACACATTGGTGGTCATGGACTTGGTGCAGCCGGGAGGGACGTTGATCAGCAGCCGCTTGATCTCCCCTCTGGAGACTGCCTCCAAATGCTCGCAGATCGCCCCGACTGCCCAACCATGGACGAAGCGGCGTGCTGGTTCGAGCGTGGACCATCCCTGCTTGATGAACTCCAGCAGACCGTCCTCAGCGTCGAGTCGGTCCAGCTCCAGTAGGGCTGCCTTGGGGTTGACCAGGGCTGCCTTGATTGCGGCAGCGCTCGTGATCACAGCAGTCTGTACGTCACCCAGAAGACGGCCACGATGACTGCGCTGGTGCCGACGATCTCCGCCAGGGAGAGCGAGCCGAACATGTCGTTGAGCCAGAGTCGTTGGAGTAGGTTGCGCTTCTTGAACATGGTGTTACCCCTTGGGAGGTTCAGACTTGGATGCCCCGACCTTGGCGATGCCCCTGCTGACCGCATAGCCTGCCCCCACCACGGAGATGAGGTTGACTCCCTGGCCCTGGAGATCGGCATGGCCGCTCAGGACGCCAATGACGATCATGCACAGGCCTGCTCCAATGAGCGCACGGCTCATGTTGTACTCAGAGGTGTTGGTCCCAGAACGTTGCCCGCGTCCTTGGAGTGTCGCACGAGCCTGCTTCAGGATGGCATGACCCTCCTCCGCCACCAACTCGCGCGCGAGCGCGGATGCCAGGGCCTCTGCCCTGGTCCCTCCAGTGATGACCTCCTCGGCCTGCTTGGGATCAATCATGGTACAGGGCCTTGCCCCTCACGTAGGCGTCCAACACGCAGTCGGAGCTGCAGTAGCATCCCAGGAGGAGGGCATGCTGCTTCTCGGCCGGTAGGGGAGTCTTCCACGTGATGTGGACGATGTTGCGCTGCACCTTCTTCGCCAGGTCGGCAGCACACTCACGACAGCGCTCAACCTTCCTCGGGCTCCTCACCCTCGGGTTCTGGTTCGAGTCCCCCATTGACAGCCTCCCGCTCCAGGATGCGGCGCAGGTCCTCCCTTGACTCCGGGGCAAGCCTGTCGAGCCCCAGAGTGGGAGAGCCCTTCAACGTGGTCGTCTGCTCGACCTTCTGGATGGGCGTGTACTCCTTGTTGAACCGCCGCGCCTGTTCCAACAGGAGTCTGTCGCTGTACCGGGTGACCCATCCGACGATGCCGACACCCGATCCCGGTCCCTGAGAGCCGAAGACGGGCTCCTGGTAGCCATCGAGGCCCCGGCGCTTCATCTCCTTGGCGTACAGCGAGGCATGCTGTCTGAATGCCTCGTCACGTGCCTCTCGGAACAGCGGATCACTGGCAAGATGGTCCCTGATCGTCGATCGAGATACCCCGACCTCTGCACTGGCCAGTGCCTCTTCTCCGCTCTCCCTCACCACACGCAGCCAATGATTCTTGCGGACTGGTCCGAACTTGGTCCCACGATGGCGATAGTCCCCCACGGGGAAGTCACCACCGCCACCAGTCGGGTCTGTGCGCCCCACTGGAGCCGCCGAGGCAGCGTCGATCTTCTTCGACGCCAGAGGCTTCTTGGCCCTGGCCTTGATGTCCTTGGCGGTTCCAGGGACGAAGCCATTGGGAGTCAGGCCAGCTGCGACGTTCGCTGCCTTCTCGGAGTCGGTGAGTTTGCGGGGTCGTGCCACACCCTCATCCTAGCCTGCGCTCACTCCGGCGGGAAGGCCAGACACATGGTTGCCCAGGGCAAGACGTTCGAGATCCGCGAACTGCGAATGGTTGACATGGTGTTGGTGATCTTTGATCTTTGAAGTGGCAGAGTCAGGATCTCAAATTGAAGAGCACGTAACCACTTGCGGCGGTGGGGGTTCTTTGATTACTTCTATCCCCTTCTATTATAGAAGGGGGTAGTAATAAGAATGGATCCAAGGCACCGGACCGCCCTCGGGCACGGGCGACTGAATCAGAGATCCAAGTTTGGAGTAATTGAAGTTGAACTGACCTAACCTACATCACCCCAAAGGGTTAGTCCACGCTTTGATTTTGAAGCCATGCGACACAAAATCAAAGATCAAAGATCAGACCTGCTGGTCCGGATCCACTAGCGCAGCAGGAATGGAGGTCAGCCGTTTGCAGGCCGGAAAAGTGGGGGCCTCAGCGCGCAGCCCCTAGCCCTCACCTGTTCGACTTGCGACTCGCCCTTGCCTGCTTGGCGCGCTTCTTCCTCACTGAGCGCTCGGCGCGGCTGATCGAAGAGGGACGCTGTCCCATCGGCCACCCCACTGCTCGGGTCGGGTTCCGCTTGGGAGTCAGTGCAGTAGCCAGACCAATCAGTGACATGATGTTGCGCAGCTTCATCTCAGTAGCCTCGGCAGTCCTTCAGGCGGTGCAGTCGGTCATCGCTCGTCTTGCAGATCGCACAAGGTGTGGATCGCAGCCAGGGAGGAGGCACATCGAATGCCTCGGCAGGGTGATAGAAGTCCGAGGTCATTGGGTAGTGCCTCAGAGCAGACCGAGCACGGTCCCTCAGAGCCTTCGGCACCCTCGGAGTCTTCCTCGGGTCGCACAGGTCGAGCAGCAGATCCCGACTCATCAGCACGGCCCTCGTCCTCTCGTCAGGCAGAGTCATACGTCACCATCCCAGTCTCGGACATCGAACGCCACCAGCATGAGGAACACCACAATGATGCCCAAGGCCACGGCCACGATCACCTGGTCATTTGACATCATCCAGGTCCGTTCCGATCGTTGATCTGCCTCTTCAACTCCAGGAACCCGCGCGCGAGGGCAACCAGCCGCTCGTCTGGCATCGGGTCCCATCGCACGCTCTTGTCGATGTGATCCATGTTCTCCTTGTCGTAGAGCAGTGATCGATCGCGCGGCGCATCGTAGTGCGCCCACTTGATTCCGTCTCTGCCGGCGGATCCACAGCTCAGAGCCTCGCCGCACACGCGGCACAGTGGTGGGGACGAGTGTTCCTGGATCAGCTCGCGTGCGAATGCTTCGAGGTCAATGTCCATGATCAGTCTTCCCGGAGCCGGCATTTACGGCGCGAGCCCAAGGCTCCAATCGAGGAGCCGCAGGTAGCTTCAGACGATCACTGATGCGTCGGGTCGAGAACAGCCAGCCGTGACGCACATCTGCAAAGCGCAGGCTGTCGTACCCGAACTCCTTGAGGGCCTTGTCCACTTCTCTGAGTCCTTCTCCCACGTCGGAGACCATATCCTGCCTCATCATCTCATTTTCCGCGATCAGCTTCAGCTTGCTGTCGAACAACTCCTGTCGGCTCTCCCGCTCCACGCGGATCGTCTCGCGCAGGGCCTTGACCTCGTTCTGCAGCTCAGCGACTTCCTTGGCAGCGGCCGTTGAGTCGAGATGGCGGAACGCGCAAGCAGCGAACAGGATGTCCAGATCGGGGGTGTCCATAGTCAGTCCTCCTTGGGCAAGCTACGCCATTCCTGAAGGGCCTTGATCCCCTCGGTGTCGTACGCCATGAGGTGTTCCTGAACGAGTCGAGCGATGCCGGAGTCCAGCGACATGCTCGTCAGTCCATCGCCCTCGAACTCCTTGGGCTGGATCAAGTACGCAGTCTCCAGCTCACAGATCCGCTCGATCAACCGGCGGTAGGAGTGCCTCCACTTGTCCCGCTCGGCCATTGCCTCTCCAGCCAGGGCCTTCTCGATTTTGTACTGGCTCAGGTAGCGGAATCGCTCGCGCGCACCCTCGGACTGCTTGTCTAGGCCCTCGTTCAGGATGCACACACGGAGCTGGCCCTCCACGCCTGCCTCTCGGCTGTCGAGGAACAGCTTGGACTCGTTCCAGAGCGAGCCGGAGCCGATGCCGGTCTCCAGGCACATATACATCACAGCATCCTCGACCTCATGCGGTGCCGTGTCGATGCGGATGGATCCAATGGTCAGCTGTCGGACTCGATAGCTGTGGTCGCGCTGGCTGAGGCACGTCCTCCCTGAGCACCTCGGACACTCCACATCCACCGAGGTCCCGGCCAGACTTGTCGCGGTCCACTTGCCGGTCTCGCGGCAGTCAGGACACGGCTTCCTCTCCTGGGAGTCGATGATCTCCCACGCGAAGACCACATCACCTATGGCATGCTTGGGAGTCGGGAGGGTTGAGAATCGGGTGCTAGTCATGTTTGAATCGGTGTTCGAGGTACTCGTGAGGAGTCATGCTCCTCGGTCTGTGGATCTGTTCCTTGTCAGTCACCGCGATCGTCTTGCCACAGTCTGAACAGCGGAACGTGTTCTTGTAGTCGAGCGAGTTGCGCCAGCCAATCTTGGTCACATGAGCACACTTGCGCTGCTCGCGGAGTCGGTCCTCATCAGTCAAAGGCTCGACCTGGATGAGCCCATCCCCCTCAGCAACCCCGGGGATCGTCTTCAGCTTCACGCGCTCGTCGCGCCACGGTGTCGCTCGGCACGGCTTCGGATCGACCAACCCGCAGTGACGGCAGCGGGCGTGGACCCCATGTGACCTCACCACTTCATCGTTCATGTCGTGGAACTTGCCATCAGGACATTCCAACAGCCTTCGAGCAGCGTCCGCCATTGCGTAGTCGATGGCTTGCTGCTTCTCGGCCGGGGTCATCGGGCTCCCATTCTTGGTCATCGTGCCATCCGGATGCGCCACCACCACATCAACCTCGCTCTGGACGAGGTAGCCACTCTTGCTCACCCTCTTCTCATCCACCTCGACGGGCACAGCACCGAACTCGTCCCCGTACAGGCCCATGGTCAGGTCACCGACCTCGACCACGTAGGACTTGCTAGGCTCGACGGCAACCTTGCCCAGCTCGCGCGCCATGATGGAACGCAGAACCGCACGGGCATCACCCGGCGCGGTCCCTTGCTCCAGGATGCGCTTCCCCTGCCGGATCTTCCAGGTGGTGCCCATGACGGATCAGAGATCAGAAGGGAGTGTCCCCGTCCGCACTCGTTCCGGGAGCAGGGACAGTACCGTCACGTGGAGCACCACGAGGCACAAACTGCCACTCATCCGCGTCCACCTTCATCTTGGACCTGGACTCCTTCGTCTCGCGGTCCTCCCACTTGTCGAGGCGCAGCTTGCCCTCGATGAATGCCTCATCACCCTTCTTGTGATGGCGCGCGAAGGACTCGCCCCTGCGGCCCCACAGGGCCACGTCGAGGAACACGGGTTCACCGTCCACCCACTTGTCGCCTTCCTTGTACCTGGTGTTCTGGGCCAGCGTGATGTTGCAGACGGGAGTGCCGTTGCTGATCGTTCGCAGGTCGGGGTCCCTTACCAGGCGCCCAGTGAAGAAGACCTTGTTGACGTGCATGCTCATCGGAGAAGTGCTCCGTTGGTCACCACAGCGCGGTCGCGGACCTTCTCCAGGATCACCACGGTGACGTTGGTCTGGGGGAGGATCTGCTCCCCGGGGTAGAGGATTCGCATGATCCAGATCAGACCGGAGAAGGTCCGCGCCAGGGGATCGTGCATGATCTCGGTCAGGCTCGCAGGCACCAGGGCCAGATCACCGTTCCAGAAGTCTCGGACCACGGCGATGCCGTGTGAGTTGCTGTTCAGGTCCACCATCTCGACCTCATCGCCCTGCTTCGCCTTCAACGTCCAGCCTCGACCGAGGCGGACCGTGGCGAACCGGCCATGGAGGTTCGCGGGTGCATTGAACTTGATCTGCTTCATCGGGTCGGAGCCTGCCTTCCCGAGTGCGGCCGAGGGCCACACGCAGGGTCTTCTCCAACAACCACGTAGGTGCCGGAGGGTAAGTGGGACACACCGTTCACAATGCGGTGGTGGAACTTGCCGTCAGAGTCCACGTAGACCACGTGGTCCGCCGGGTGGAGGTCCACCACCGCGTCGAAGGTCAGCTCTCCCAGAGGAGAGAACTCGACCTGCCCGAGCCATCGCGGGAGTCGCCTCACGCGGCTTCGCCTCCTGCGATCACCTTGGCGCCGAAGAACAGGCTGCCCTGAATCACCCCGATGATCCGCGCATCGGCCGCGTCGGCATCCCTCACGGCGGCCAGGCCAGCGGCCATCGCCACGTTGTCGCGTGCCGCGATCACAGCACGGCCGTACCCTGGCTCGCCGGCACTCAAGGCCAGCATCGCCATCTGCTCGGCAGCCTTCGCGCGCACCTTGTCTAGGTCCGCGCCCAAGTCCCTGCCGGTCTCCGCCAGGCTCGCCTTGAGCGAGTCCATGAAGTCGTCTGTCGTGTTCATCGTCCACATTCCAGTGCTGCGAGCAACCGGCGCTCGGCCGGGCTCTTGATGTAGGGATTCACTCGTTCACGCTGCGCCACGGGCAAGGTCACCTGCCCCTGGAGGACCATCATCACGGCCGAAAAGTTGGCGATGCGTTGCATGAGGATGTTCGCACCGTTCGGGCCGATTTCTCCAGCAGCCAAGGCAGCCGAGACTCCGCGCACAGCCCAGGGTTGCATCTGAGTGGACCAGGGAATGCCTGCAAGCGCGATGCGGTCACCGCTCTCCAGGTCGTTGGTCAGCTCGTCAGCGAACCCTCGGAGGGCAACTGCTCCGGTCTCGTTCAGCTCTCCCTTGGCGATGCCGTCAGCCAGGCCACGGTCGAAGTCCACACGGACGTTCGGCCACACCTGTTGGGCCACGGGATTGAGCGTCAGCTCGCGGGCTTTGTTGCCCACGCAGGACGCCAGGAACAGGGTCAGGACACACAGGAGGTTCTTCATTGAGCTTCTCACTTTCGGGTCAGGAGCCAGACCAGGCCACCGATAGCTGCCCAGGGCAGCACGATCGCGGAAAGCCAGAACAAGCAGTGGCCCCATCGGACTAGGCTGGGGTCGATGAGCCCAGGACTTCGGGTAGGACATCCCTGACCACCTTGGTCAGGTTCTCGACACTGTCCCCGGGGTTGGTGATGAAGACCATCCTGGCACCCTCGGCCTCCAGGTTGATCGGTTCTCGGTTGTCGTTCCATGACACTCCCTCTCGATGGAGTCTGATCAGGGTCACTCGGTCGGCACCCCATGCTCTGACGAGCGGGAGGCACTGCTCCTTTTGGCCAGCATCGGACACGATGGCGTTGGTGAGACGGCTCCAGATCGGAGTCACACGCAACATCCTCGCGGAGCGCTCCTCGCGGTCGATCAGCAGGCGACCGAGCACCTCGGCGCCATGGACGGGCTTCAGGTAGCGCTCATGGAACTCGATGTAGGCTCTCCGGGGGCTGATCCCCAGGAACTCAGGCAAGGGTGAGTCCTTCCAATGCTCGAAGTAGTCGTGCGCCATGTCGAGCCGGTACAGCCTGTGGCAGCGCTCCTTCAGCTCGCGTGCCAGCTTGATGTGTACTCCGCCCGCCAGGTCCATGAGTACCCGAGCCAGAGTGTCCTTCCCCGATCGCGGGGCACCGTTGATGAGGTACAGCATGCTCATCTGACCTACTTTGGCGCTACCACGTTCCCGTGCGCCACAGTCCCCTTCTTGATCTTCGCATGAATTTGGCATTCGATCTCAGTTGGCATTCGGCAGTTGATCAGGCCTGCGAAGATCCGAAGCGGAGTTGAGATCCATTTTGCGAATATGCCCCAACCGGCCTCGATGCCCCAACCGGCCTTGATGCCCGAACCGGCCTCGATGCCCGAACCGGCCTTGATGCCCCAACCGGCCTTGATGCCCTCACCGGCCTCGATGCCCTCACCGGCCTCGATGCACTCACCGGCCTCGATGCCCGAACCGGCCTCGATGCCCTCACCGGCCTCGATGCCCCAACCGGCCTTGATGCCCGAACCGGCCTTGATGCCCGAACCGGCCTCGATGCCCCAACCGGCCTCGATGCCCTCACCGGCCTCGATGCCCCAACCGGCCTTGATGCCCCAACCGGCCTTGATGCCCGAACCGGCCTTGATGCCCTCACCGGCCTCGATGCCCGAACCGGCACCAGCCGTGATTTGTCCAGTAACACGGATTGAGCCTTTGATTGAGACGAATCCCAATCCATTCTCGATCTCCAAGTGTCCATCGAAGTCGATGGACACTTTGGCTAGATATTTGCCCTGGGCATCGAGATCTGACCGAGTGATCTTGAGAGTTTCCATGCTCATGACGGCTTCACTTCCCTCTCCTCCTCGTCGAACCACGTCACCATGATCGCGGGCCTCACCCACCCCTCGGGCTTCAGAGGCTTGCCGCCAGCGGGGTTCGGAACCTTCGCCATGTTCGATGACTGGACAGTTGCCCAGAAGGGGGCAAGTCGGACACCACACACGACGAGGGTTCCCAAGACCACATAGATCAGATCCACTGCTTCCTGGATGACGTGTGAGAGGTCGCGCGACTCTATCGCGGCGCACAGCTCGTCGCACTCCTCGCGGATCAGCTTGATTCTGAAGTCCATCACGGCCTTCTTCGGCATGACGGGCAATGCGGGGGCAGGGTGTCCGAATCGTCGGTGGAAGTCTGCCACATCCTCGTCGATCGGGCGCTCCAGCTTCCCGGCCTCGCGCGCAGCTTCTTCGAGGAGGGCAGCGTGTCTGTGGTTCGGGACAGACTTGGAGAGATGGCGTAGGGCCTCTGATAGGAGATTCATCGGCGTGCCTCCTTCGACTGGTACATGGCCGCATCGGCCTCAGCCAGGGTTGCTCCGACACCGGCTGAGGCGGTCACTGCACCTGCCCGCCATCGGTGGATGATGTTCCTCATGCGGATCGCACTGGCGAGCCTCGGGGACCACACAACAAACTCGTCCCCACCAACGCGGCAGGCCACTCGGTCCCCTCCCCAACCGTTGCGGAGGAGGAAGTGGGCGAACTCGCGCAGGATCAGGTCACCGAATGCGTGGCCGAGTGGGTGCGCGTCCTGTGCGCGCTTGAAGCCATTCAGGTCGATGGCGACGAAGAACCCCCCGCGCCCGTGGGAGCGTTCCTCCAGCAGGCGCCGGTTGCCCAGGCCAGTCAAGGGATCATGCCCCGCTGCATGGCACAGACTCTCGATCTCCTGCTTGAGCGCGCTCACTTGGCGCGACAGAGATGTCACGGTCAGGTTGGTCATTGGCTTCCTCTCGCTCCGTCTTCGGAGAGCGTATCCCCAGAACCTTAGTCGGGGTGAGACTTTCCGTCAACTTCGATTCGCTGGTGCACTCCGAACATGTGGGTGGCCGCTGAGAGCCTGACTTGAGCATTGGGCCGGCAGCCCTCGACATCCACTCCGAACTTCTCCAGGGCCTTCGCCATCCGGCCTCGCAGCTTCTTCTCCAGGCGCGAACCCTCATCGCTCGGGGCGCAGAGGTCGGACCACTTGTTGGTCTTGACGATCGAGCACAGCTCACCCTCGGCTGTCTCGCGGATGTTATCGTCAGCGATGAAGTTGTCCACCTCGTACATGACGATGTCCGAGACGCGGTAGGTGACCACCAGGCCCACCTCGACCATGATGCCATCCTCGGTCTCCAACGGGATCGGGTCGATGGGGAGTGTGAAGCGGGTCACCTCATGCGTCACCACCTTCGATCTCCATGGGAAGTACCAATGGAGTCCTGGCAGCAGCTCGCGCGCATCACCTCCGCCGGGGTATAGTACTCCCCGCTCATTCACCCGCACGATGATGAGGTGAGGGACGAAGCCGATCAGGAACTGAACGAAGTCCCCTAGCCACCCGATCAGCTGTGCGAGCAGCTCCCCGAGGGTCACTTGGGCAACTCTCCCGGAATCTCTCGCAGCTTGCCCACCCAGCGACAGCAGCCGCTGGCACAGGCTTGGTAGCTGGCCTTGGCAGCTGCAG